CGGAATAACTAATGGTTTCTCCAATGTATATTTATTATGAGAGAAACTTTAATTAAGGAGAAACAACTATGCCAATTAACGGCGACGATTTAGGTACAATTTTCCCAGTAGGTACTGATGTAGGCAACTGGCCAAAGGGCGGTCAAGCAGCTTCAGATACTTCTATTCCATTAGTTTCAGGTGCTTCAAACCCCGATTACTGGCTTCCTATTTGGAGCGGTGAAGTTATTCACGCTTATGACCAGTACAACATCTTTGAGCCAATGGTTGTAACTGAAACCATTGAATCAGGTACTACCAAGCGTTTCCCAATTACCGGGACCGTTGGTCACAAGGGTGTATGGGAAGCAGGTGAAGAACTACTAGGTGATACTGGTATTTCAACCCCAGGTTGGTTCGATATCTCACTCGATCAGCGTCCTATGTGCGCTTTCTTTGAGCTTGATGATATCCACCTCATGCTTACTCAGTGGGACTATAGAGCAGAACTAGCCCGTCAGGCTGGCCTTGCTCTAGCTAATGTCCGTGACAAGCAGATTGCTTGCATGATTGCTCAGGGTGCATTTGCTTCCAACCGCAATCCATTCGGTACTGGTTATGCTGGTATGAACAACAGCAGCAACCTCATTCTACCACCCGATGAAGTATTCAATGCTCTTGGTAACACCAAGTGCGATCCAGATGCAGTAGTTGCAAAGGAAAAGAGAACCAATGCAGCACTAGCTCTACTTGAATACCTAGAACGGTACATGGTTCACTTACAAGAGATTGATGTTATGGGTGGTGAAGTTTACTGTGCAGTAACTCCACAGGCTTTCCATGACATTCGCGCTCTTGGTATTGCTCGTAACGTCGGTGATCTAGTCGGCGGTGCTGGCCGTCCATTCTTCGGTGGCGTTGCCGAAGCTGGTGGTCTTGGTGCTCCACTAAACACTGGCATGTTTGGTCTAAGTGATACCCTTGAGTATATGGGTGTTAAGATTGTTAAGAGCAACCACCTTGGCCAGCTTGACCACACTTGGGTAAACACCGCTGGTACTGCAACCACCAAGACAATTGGTGTTACTGGCGTTGGTGTAAGCGGCGAAAAGATTGGTATTGTTACTGATCTTGGTGATGCTAAGTATAACTTTAACTTTGCTCAAACAACTGGTGTTGCTGCTACGGGCGGCGCAGGTGTACCTGGTACACTATCATCCGGTGATACTGTATCGCCTGTTAAGGCTCTTGTATGGCAGAAGAATGCTGTTTGCTCAATGCGTCTACAGGGTATGAAGGTTGAAACCGTTAAGGATGTCCGTAGAGGTACATTCTTTACCGTTAGCAGCATCATGGGTGGCGCAGGTATCCTACGCCCAGAACTCTGCGGCGCAATCCAGGGTACTTACACTGTTTAATCTAGCGTTTAGCTAACAACTCATGCCTAGGGAGTCGAAAGATTCCCTAGGTATTTTTTCTAAAGGAGGATTTATGAAACCATATAATCCAATTCAACAATCGTCTAGAGGACTTGGCGATTCCGTAGCTAAGGTTTTAAAAAAACTAGGTGTAGATAAGAAACCTGGTTGTGGTTGCGAGAAAAGACAAGAAATGCTGAATAAGTTAGTACCCTATAAGAAAGGATCAAAGTAATGGGTTTGTATTCGTATACGGATGCTATAAACCATATGTTACTTGCTTCCGGTGAGCATCTGGTTAGTGATATTGAAACTGAGTCAGGCGTAGATACAAGTGTAGCTCAGTTTATACTTAACCAAGCCATCAAGTCTGCAACAATGAGGGGTATAGCAAATAATAGGTTTGTAGATACATATGAGCCTGAAGTCGATGGTAAAATTCTTTTGCCAGCTAATGCTTGCTATGCCCAAGTTGTCGAGCCGTTGTTTGATTCTACGACGGGGGAGGTGATCCATACTACTATTAAGTCCAATCCACCTCGGCTTTTCAACATTACCAAGCAGACAGATGTATTTGACAAGGCTTTAAAGGTCGAAGTAATTGTTCTCCTAGGTGATCCTTCTAGCATATCCAATCCTTATGGATGGAATGATATTGATTCTCCATTGCAGCGCGGTATAATGGAAACCGCAGCAAGAGAATATCAAGCAGTAACGCAGGGTGATCCTGGTGTAGATCAGTACTTAGCTAGCAGAGAGCAATTCCATGTAGCTAGAGGTAGAGCTTCTGATATCTCAAAGAAGCGTCGTAGTATATTTGGTGGTGATCCAGGTACTAAAGCAGCTGTAGATCGCCGTGGTATACTAAGTAACGATCCTTACTTTACAAGAACGAGGTTTTAATTTATGCCGTTTATCAGACTTCCTATTAATTCACTTAGCGGTGGTGTTGGCAGACAAGCACCAACAAAACGCTTAATGTCAGAAGCGCAAAACATTGATAATTGTCTGGTTACATTAGAGAAGTCTGTTGAAAAGCGGCCACCACTTACTAAAGTTAGTTGTGAAGCTGGTTCACCATATCTTGGTCAAACAGAGAATTCTCCACTTAGTGTTAAGAATTCTACACCGCTTACTAACTTCTTGGATCCTCTTGACCCAAATCAAGATGGTCCTTTAACAAACTTTAATCCTGATAATTTGTTTTTCCACTTCTTGGATATTGATGGATTTAATCGGTATTGTATTATAGTTAATAGAGCTGCTTATAAGTTTGATCCACTTGGTGTAAATAGTTTTCATTATCAACCAGCTGGGTTTGGAGTAGCTATAGATATAAAACTAGATGATTTTATCTCTGTATATAGAATTGAACCTACTGAGTGGGTAAAAGAAACAGTAGATATATCTGCTGGTATAAATAATACAAGTGGATTTAATCGAAGTGTATTTGAATATTTAACATTTGGAAATAAATCTGGATTAAATACCTATAGAATTGCTAATCAACAGATTCAAATATCAAACTCCACAGCTATTAGAGATACCTTTGGTGCTATTGACTATGATATTGGTATTATACTTTGGAACAAATTAGTTCCTTTGGATTTCATGCCAAACAATGCATCATTAGAATCAAGTGGTGGTGGATTTAAAAGCCCAAGTTTTTATTCTAACATTCCCAATAATGAATACATTCACTCCGGTGATGTAATTAATTATAAGATTGCAGCAAGACCTACAGCATATGATAATGCAAACATTACTGACCCAGCTATTCAAGAGGATATCTTAGGTTCTTTTGATATTAATGGTGACTTTATTGAGAATCCTTTGTATTGGGATAATGTTAGAGATGACATTATATTTGAAGTTGATGCAACAAACGATTTATTTGAAGAAGTAGAAAAAGGACAAAGTAGAGAAAACTTTGGTAACATACCACAGATAGTTTCTTTAGGTTCAGATAATAATATATCTCAAGCAGTCAACGATCCAAATGGCTGGCAAGCTGTAAGAATGTTCCATCATTATTTAGATAATCCACGGAATATTCCTATTCCATTAGTTGATGGTATTGAGGTAATTGACTGGACTAAAGATCACTATCATAGAACATCACCACTTCCACAAGAAGACCGTGATGGAGAAACGAGTTACTGGGGATTTGGTAAGGTATTCAATGCTAGAAGTCCATACCTTACATTCCCAGCTGGATTCTATAGGGCAACCAGATATAAAAAGAATCCTTACTTTGAACGGGTAAGATCTGAAGGACCCAATACTGTATTTGATCATAGAAGATTTCCTTTAATTATATACAAAGATACCGCTACAGATGGTCAGTGGCGTGTCAAGCACTTACCACTATTTCCAAGAAGATCTGGTACATCCTTAAATAACCCAGGTCCAAAGTGTGTTAATAATAAAGAAAAGATTCAATCTATGGCTATTTGGAAGAATAGACTATGGGTTGCTACTAATAATAATCTATTAGCAAGCAAGACCAATTCATTCTTTAACTTCTGGATTGATGATGTTAATAATATAACAGACTCAGATCCAATTGATATTCAAGCTAGCGTTGGATCTTACAACAAGCTAAGTCATATTGTACCATATCAGAATATCATGCTTGCCTTAAGTTCTGGCTCAACACAATTTGAAGTACGGGGTGGATCTTTAGATACAAACATATCAGCATTTAATGTTGAGTTTAGACCTACATCATACTTTAGTACTTCTAAACTAGTAGCACCACAAAAGATGGCAACAAGTATTTTCTTTATGGATAATGGTAAGAGTTATCTATATGTTTCTGGTGGATCAATGGGTGATGAGTTCTCTACCAGTCAAGACGTTAGCTTCCATTGTAGAGGATATTTACCAGATACAATATCAGCAATTACAGCAAGCTCAGCTACAAACTCAATCTTTGCTGTAGATGATGCTAATAAGAATGAAATATATGTTCATACCTTTAGGGTAAATAATAATGCAATAGCTCAGAATGCTTTTCATAGGTGGATACTATCTGAAAACGATACTGTTGTAGCTATGAATACATATGAAAAGGATATGTATATTATTTCCAAGAGACAAGTTTCAAACTTAGGTCCAGCTCAGGGTTTGGCAGTTTACTATATATCTTTAGAATCTCTTCCAGTTACAACTCCAATGATAGACTGGTTACAGCGAATTGATTTTACCAGTATTTCTTATGATTCAGTTTCTGAGGAATCAACAATTACTTTGCCTGTATTTGATTCTGATATAGATTATGTAGTTCTTCACGAAGATTGGGGTAACAATGCATATAATGCCTATGAGGTTACAGAAAACTTTGCTGATCCTATTACTGGTCAAACCAAAATCAAGGTTTCTGGTGATATATCTGAAAACGATGTTTGGGTAGGTCGTTCCTATTTAATGAATGTAGAGCTGTCACCCTTAATTGCTAGATCATCGGATGATTCTTCTTCAGTTAGTGAAGGTGTTCTAAATGTTAAACGACTAACAACAAGACACTTTAACACAGGTAACTATGATGTTATAATTGAAAGAAAGAATAGAGCGCAATCTGTTACTACCTTCAATCCCCTGGATCTTAATAATCCACTAACACCACTAGGTAATCTAAAAATATCTGGAGTAGGTGAACACTTTACTAAGGTTCTTGCATTTTCGGAAAACCTTAATATTTATATCCAATCACCCTACCCAACACCATGTAATATTACAAATATCGAAGTACTTGGTACATTTAGACCAAGAAATACCAGTATTGAATAAGGAGAAACAATGCCCTGCTATAGTTACAGTGACGGTAATCCCGTATTTTATGCCGACAACATAGAAAAGGTTTATTCAGCTAGTGGAGCAACTTACTCCTTTTCGGATATCTATTGGATCTGTGAGTTTCCTGTTACTTCCCAACTAAAGGTTTATACTAGAGCTTCTGCTGGAGCTGAAGAGACTCAGTTAATTGAAAATACAGACTATGTTTTTGATGTAGACAATAACAATATTGTATTCAATACTGCCCCAACATCAGGTCAGGTTGTTATCAGAAGAAGTACACCATCTGATAGAATGCTATTTAGGTTTGTTGATGGAGCTAAGCTTACAGCAGAACAACTAAATACTTCTTTCCATCAGCTTTTATTTGCTATGCAAGAAAAAGAATTTGCAAGCGATAAGATTTCATACTTTTCAACTGGTGGACTTACTATTGAAGGTGGGGTTAGTCCTTTAGTTTTTGATTTAGATAGTATTGCTATTGGTGATACTTTAATATGGCAGGGTGATAAGTTTGTTTCGGGTTCAAGCGGTGGTGGCGGGGGCGGTAGTACATTCCTTCCAGTCCTTACATCTCCAATTGAAGCTGGTAGTATCTTGGTTGTAAGTGGAACTCCTTTGCAATGGCGCAATGTTGTTCCTACAGTAGATATTACAGTAGATAATCTTATCTTTAAGGATCGTGTATTCTATAAGAATAGAACTATTGGTAATGACTTATCATATACTTCTGATTCTACAAGTATTGATGTTAGTAGTAAGTCTTTCTTAACAAGATTTAAGTCTGCTTCACCAGGATTACAGTGGGTTCTTTTAGATGCCCCTACTGGATATCATTTAGTTAAGACACTAATACCAGCTGGTCAAGTTCACGCTGATCCAGAAGAGTGGTTTAACTGGGTTCAAGAAACTTTAGATGATATCATAACCGATACTGGCAATCCAACTAAGATGAAATTCTATTGGAATATTGGGTTAAACCGTCAGGATTATAAATCAGATGCCTCAGCTGTAGAAGTAACTACAGATGGTATATGGAAAAACACTAGAAATAATCCTTTAAATTGTCAGAATACTCAATTCTGGGATCACCCATGTGAGCTTTACTCTCCTTATGGATATGTTCACTATAAGTTATTTGGCGATCCAGCAAATGCTCCGTTTACTGTAAACGAAACCCAATGGATATCT